AGGCCGAACGTTCAGGAAGTTATCACTATGACTAAATCAAGCGATAAGTCGGCACGGGCCCCGAAGGACCCGGTCAAGTCAGCTTTCAAGCGGCTTTGTCGACAGACGAATACAGCTCTAGCCACATCTCTTTTGTCGTGTAAAAGCGACAATGATCTTCTCGCGAAGATGTCCATAGAGGTTGGTGACTATCACTGCGCGAGCGACTTCCGCCAAGATTATTTGTTAGTAAGTTACCTTTCGAAATATAAAGGGCTGAACACAGGAATCGACACGGAAGCCGTGGCGCTAGCCAGTTTCGCAACTGGTGAAGCCTTGTGCGAGCAGACGAACCGAAGACTCCGAGCAGCCAGACCGACTATTGTCGACCCTATACTGTATAGGGCCCAACAGTTGGTTGCTAAGGCACTCGGGAGGTTCAACGTACGTCCGCTCCTAGGCGGTGAGAGATGGGGTCCTGGGAGCACATACGAACTTAAAAAGTCGCGTGCGTACCTGGACACAAAGATTGCGGAACTCCCCTTCTCTGTCACATCTGGATGTTTACCGCTCTTCAGAAGAGCCATCCAAAAGGACCTTCACTGGTCTGAACTCATCCTAGGGGTTTTCCCCGAGGGACCGTACTCGCTTCTGGACTCTGTCTTCGAAGTTGTGCACGGTTCGAGATTGACGACAGTCGACAAGAACGCCAAGACTGACCGCGTGATTGCCATTGAGCCCCGGGGGAACATGTTCCTCCAGAAGGCCGTTGGTCAATTCATAAGGACGCGTCTGAAACGTTACGGTGTAGACCTGGACAACCAGGGCCTCAACCAGAACCTCGCCCAAAAGGCGTACGAACTGGGACTGGCGACCATCGATTTATCGATGGCTTCTGATTCCGTGTCCCGGCAGCTTGTTTACACGCTGCTGCCACTCGAATGGGCGATATACCTGGATAGACTACGGTCCCCAGGATACGAATTGCATGGGTCTCCTATGTTGTTCGAGAAGTTCTCCTCAATGGGGAATGGTTTTACATTCGAGTTGGAGTCGTTACTATTCTGGGCCTTGACCAAGGCCTCAATGAGTAACGAGAGTGATCCATTCGCCATATACGGCGACGATATTATCCTTCCGAGCAAAGATGCTCACGTGTTGATTTGCGCTCTATCCTACTGCGGGTTCAAGACGAATGATGATAAGTCATTTATCGAGGGCCCGTTTAGAGAAAGTTGCGGTCGGCATTATTATGAGGGTATCGATGTCACCCCCGTCTATCAAAAGGAACTCGTGAGAGTCCCCGTCGAGGACGATGAAGTTGATCCTGAACACATCCGGTTTTGCAACCGGTTGAAGCGGTATGCTGCGAAGCACTCCGCTGACGGATCGAAGCTTCTTCCGACTGTTAATTCAGTTTGGAAGAAGGCATTCAAGGCTTTAGGTGATGTGTGGCGCCCATTGCTCCCACTGGGGGCAGAGGGCGATGACGGTTACTTGCAAGCGCACGATGACATGAGGGTTTTACTGCCTAAGTGTCGAAGTCGTGGTTACCGCTGGCCTGTAGTCCGATCCGTACCGGGTAAAGTTCCCGGTAACGACAGAGCACTCCTAGCCTATGCGTTAAGGCTAGCTAGTGGTGGAACCTCCCGGCACACCAGCCGTGAATTACCGCCATTCTTTCACCTGAAAGAATTCCCGGTCGCCAGGTATGGCGACTTGGACACTATGGACGATAACGACTGTGTCCTTCACAAGGACACACGATGGATTGAACCATCATGGGAGTTCGCCTTAGAATCAACGTGATCTAAGGTAATGGGTAG